CAATGCTACCGCCTTCTGCTTCGATACGTGCGATAACGTCTTCAAATAAGATAGGAGCAAAGTCTGGAGTTTGTTCCACGCAAACACAATGGTACCGAACATCGGGCTCATCGCTGTATAAAACTTCTCCAGTCCTAGCATCAACACCACGAGCTTTCTTCACACGATTTGCGTGAGTATGACCGTGAATGTTAGTACCAAAACGACCCATTGAGTCTGAGTGCAACGGGATATGACTTAAGATCATTCCGTTCATAACATGATATGCTCGTAATTCTCTAAAGTACATCCTATACTCGTCATCCCGGAAGATGTCGTGGTTGCCGCGGATTAAGACCTTGTCACCGTTTAAACGGGCTAATGTCTTTAATGACTTGCGGTTGATAACAACGTCACCTAAATGGTAAACTTTGTCAGTGGGCTTTACCCGTTCGTTCCATGCCTTGACCATAGCTTCGTCCATTTCCTCAGCAGAGTCCCATGGGCGAAGTTTTGTAACACCATCGTTACGTGTGAAGCGGCAAACACCTGTGTGTCCAAAGTGTGTGTCGCTTACTAAAAATACACTAGGCATAATGCCCTCCTTTCTTTAATATGTTTCTTTTACAATATCAAACTCTTCTGCAGGCCATTTGGCTTTAAACTCATCTGACTTAACATATTCATTGTATGCCTTAGCATCAAAGAATATTTTGCTGAATACAGTTTTAAAAGTTCCTTTTGGGTTTATAGTCAAATAAACCGATTTTGCTTTGCCTGCCATATATGTCCTTTTGCTGTTTAAGTATATATTATACACTTGTAGCAGGATTCTGTCAACTGGCAAATGTGTTGTATTACTACAACAGATTAGTGGACTGATTCTTTAGCGTCTACAGTACACTCAATAACCCAATTTTCAAATTGAGTAAACTTGTTAACTTCTATACCTAATCCAACAGCTTCGTTTACAAAGTGTTGTAGCAATGCATTATACAATGCGTCAGGCATGGTATTTTTATCAAATTTAATTTTCATCACCAATTCTCTACACCTGAAATTTCAGTCTTGAACTCACCATCTAGGCCATTGATTTTAGTATGCACAATTAGACTAGTAACGCTACCGATACCACTGTGTTGATCTTGTAGCAACTCAAAAGACGTTGCTTCTGGAAATTTATCCATTGTGTCCAAAATCTTTACAACTTCTTCTCTACATAGATACATATTAATCTCCAATAGGTCTCATAGTTCGCCAATCATCAATGTTTGGCTTTTCGTCAGCATCGTACGTCCAACCCAATGCTTTCATCATACGATGCTTGACCAGCAGGTTAGGACTACGGAAACGCTCAGTGTCGTTGAAGCCCATCATGACTCCGAGCTCGCAAACCGCACCCGAACGACAAATGCCTGCAAAACAATGCACGACTACATCCATGCGGTTAGCCAATGCGTGTTGCAATAACCGAACAAGCTCTGCAGCCTGCTCTTGACTGCACTTCATTGCTTCTTCTAGAACTTCGTCTTTTTCTTCTACATCTAAAAATTCAAAACGATGAACTTCTTTGAACTGGTGTTTTGGTGTAGGAAACCAGCTAGCAGGATCCGAGATTTGGATCAGCATACTGTTCTCACCTACAGCGACATGGAATCCTTTTGGAATGTCATCCGCCGCACAATTTTGAATCCATGGCATTATGTTCTCTCCTTTTTAACGCGACCAATTCGGCTCGCTTTGTTCCAATCGTAGGCAATGCCATCTGGGCACACACCGTCTTTAACGCTGTCAACACCAAACATGCCTACGATTTCAAATTCGCTTCCTGTGATGCTGACAAAAGCATCTAGAGTCTTAGCATAGGCCATTGCCGCATCTAAGCTAGGAAATTCTGTTTCTATTTCTTTGTTTATTACTTTATACATGCTGTTATTATACTGTCAAAAGAAAACCCTGTCAACTGTTACATTGGCAGGGTTTAGGGGTGTTGTATTTCTACAACAGGTTACGCTAACTTGTAGCGATCAACCATTACAGTCTTAAGCATGATGCCTTCCGGAGTGAACTGTTCAACATCAGCGCCTAGCAAGCTAGCCATGATAGCTGGACTGAATCCACTAACAAGAGCGGCTCCACTCTTGTCTGACTTAACTGGAACGTTATCACTTGCGTTTAAGTTCCAGAAAACAACCTTAGGTACAGTGTATCCGGCTGCTTCGAACTTGCGTTCGATCATTTCCATTGCACTGTTGTCATGCTTGACACATTGGTCAAACTGCATGTCACTCAAGATCAATACCATTGCTGGCATATCACTTTGAGGAACTGCGCCCTTGACTGCCACATCAAGGATTCTGTTGAATGCTGCGTGGAGATTTGTACTCATATCCCAGCTGGACTTAACCATTTGGTTGATCTTCTGTACAATGTCTCCCTTCAAAGTCAACAGTTCGCTCTTTGAGCTGAATGTCAAGAATGTGTCCTTGAACGCACCCTTGTTCTTGTCAGCCAAGTACAAGCCAAGGCTAACTGCTACATCTAGGCAACTTGTGCTACCGCTCTTACCAGCTGGGCAACTCATAGAACCGCTTACGTCAACTAGAGGAAGGATACTTGCGTCTCCGACATAGTTTGGCAGTGCGTTCCACTGTGCTGTTACATGGTCCAATTCAGTCTTGTTCAAACTAACTTGGTAACCGTTGATAACACCCTTCAGGACATCATGTGGAAAGATCGCGTTTGCGTTGACCTTAACCCCAGGAGTGCCCTTAACTAGAGCAGCCACATATTCTGCAAACTTTGGAGTGTGACGTCCAAAAGCCTTCTTGTAGTTGCGAGCAGCTACCGATGGCACGTGACTGAAGTTGATGTTATCCCAGTCGCCGGCACACATCTGTGTTTCGACAACCTTAGTCATTGTCACCAAAGACTTACGGTATTGCTTAGGAGTCATTCCAAAGAATGCTCGTACTTCAGCAGCAATCTTACCCTTGCGAGGTGTCCACTTTGCAGCTAGACCGTTTTGTGCTCGAAGAGCATCGCCTAGCATAGTGTATGCTGCTGACTTTAGGTCAGGGTTTGTGAAGACAAAGATGTCATCCCAACGACCCACTTCAGGTACCTTCTTCAGCAAAGCCAAAGCGGCGTCTGGATCGTGCTTTTCTAGATGAACTAGAATATCACGGAACAGTTGACGTTCACCGGCACCACCACGGACATCACGTGCCCATTGTGCGATACGCAGTGCTACGTCAGAGTTTTCCACATAAGCGGCAGTAAATTCGCCTGTGATGTTCTTACCACGGCTTGCGCCGATCTTGTAGAACAGGTCAACTGTAGCCTTAGCTGTTGACTTACGTGCCTTCATGCCATTGGCAGTACGGGCTTCTTGATTTGCGATTGCGTTTACAAATGCGTTCATTTTAATTACCTTTACAGAATGTATTTTTCTTTATATGCGAAAAGTTAAAATTGCTGTTAACATTCTAAATTTAACAGGATGGCCGGAACCGTATTTTATTTTCTGCTTGCCTATTCCCCAGTATATCGGTTCAGTTCCGCAAGCCTAGCATACAATTCATGTTGCCTAGATTGTGTTGTGTCTGTACAATCATCATACAAAGTCTTTCCCTTGTGTCGTCTATTCCTTGAGCGTCTATTTCTAGTACAGTATTTCTACTGTGTCCTGCGACCACCTTCTATAGCAATTAGTTCAGCTTTATGTTTAAGTTGCTGTATCCATCCCAGGAAACATAACAGGATCGTTGTTGACTGCTTTTATTTTACACAGGCCATCACTCTGTGCTTGTTGGTCTATTTCAATAGCTACCTTCAACGTCTCTGGGCAAGCCCTTCAACTCCAGTAAACTACCATAGGGTCCAACGATTCATAGTATATGAATGTTGCTGTACCGATCCTAAAACTTTCTAGCTTGCATTACTGCTTGCTATGTATCTATTATAACAAAGTATTTGCTAGTTGTCAACTCTTTTTGGACTTTTCTGTTACCTTTTGTAAAGGTGCTTTGTTTAGCCAAAATTTTCGAGGTTGATTTTCAAAATGGACTTCGACAAATTCATTTCCGTCGATAGTCCGAACATTCGTAATATCATCGCAGATTACTACTTGATCATTACGCATGTTCTTCAGTCGAACGGGCTTGATATTATGTTTAATCATTACGTTCTCCTTAATTTTTTAAGTATACTGATTTTATTAACTTTAAGAACTCGTCGTCGTTTGATATAAAGTGCCACTCGCCGTCTGCGGAATAGCAGACATGCTTTACAGTACCATCGTTAACCGATTCTGTTGCCCAATCAATAACTTTTTTATCTACGGGCTTTCCGGCACTCAATATTGACATATATCTATAACTTTCTAGTTTCCTATAGGTTATCATGATGCCACTTAAATTTGGTTTAAGCCACTCGGGTATATTTTTATTCAGTTTCCAAGTGCATTGAAATCCCACACATGGATCTTTGGGTCTAACATTGTAGATTCCACAACCTTTTTTATCTATAAACTTACAAGGCTGTCCCGGATAAAATGCATAACCAAATGCTGTTCCCGTTAGCCAGCCCTCGCAACATTTGGTGCAACCGTCGCATGACCTAGGATTGAATTCTATTGTTGAAGTTGTCATAATTATATTTGGTACCTGGTCACGGTTTCGAACCGCGGACCTTCGCCGTGTAAAGGCGTTGCTCTACCCCTGAGCTAACCAGGCATTCCTATCAGGAAATCTCTTTACCTGACAAATCTACTTTGCCAGTTTCGTAAAGTTCTTTTCGATGCTCAAATTCATCTTCATTCAGTCCATGCCATCCAATGCAGTAGCCAGTTGGGCTACGACCGCATCCGCACCGCCCAAATTGTTCTGTGTTTTCTTTAACTCGTACTTGCATATTACTTTCCTTAAATGGTTGCGGGGGCCGGATTCGAACCGACGACCTTCAGCTTATGAGACTGACGAAATGCCAACTTTTCCACCCCGCTATAATTTTAATAGTTTATCAATATAATTTATCAAAAACACTGATGCAGCCTTAGACATTTGATTTAGTGAAAATTCCTCACTCCATGAGTTTTCTTTATTAAACGTGTTAGGGTTTAATCCTAACTGTAATAAGCTCATTATTTTCCAACTGCCGTACCTAGAGTTAGATGTTCCTAATTGTTTTTCTAATTTGTCCTGTAGCCTGCCTGCCGTACTTGAGTTAAAATTACTATTTTCCCACCATGTTGGGTTATTAGGCTTTGGGAAAGTATACCCAAATTTGGCGGCGTCTCTTTCAAATTCACTTTTATTATTATCAAGCTGACTTAGATGATTCAACCCTAAAGTTTGAAAAGCTACGTGAAACATATTATTGTCTGTAAACCAAGCCGCGGCATCAATTAATGTATCTTCGGTGTCCTCAGGTAAACCTACAATAAAACTTAGTGATTGATGTATTTCATTATTCCAAATATCGTGATACAATTTTGGGATATATTCTTTTGCACGTCTTTGGCTCCAGCCTTTTCCTACAGCATGAGCACCTGGCCCAAAACTTTCAATACCGTGATATGCAGTATATAATCCAGCCTCTTTTAGCATAATAGGTACATCTGGAAATTTATCTAATAAATCGGCTCTTAGATATGCGGTATACTTAATTTTAAAAGGCAATGACGTTACCATTGCGTGCCATGCTTTCATTTTTATTTCAGTGTCATTAAATGTATCGCATATAACGTAATAGTTGGTAATACCCCAATTGTTATAGTTAATCATAAGACTTTCTTTAATTAACTCAAAATCTCTTAGATAATCTAATTTGCCGCGGCCGAGCATTAAATGGTTGCAAAATTTACATTTAAAAATACACCCTCTACTAATTTCAATTGGTAAAGTTTCGTTAGGCATAATACAATCATCTTCGACAAAATTAAAATCGTCGCGTTCAATATTAAAATTATTACTAATTGAATCAGTTAACACAAAAATTTTATTGTTGCCTTCTACTAAATTAAATGTAGGTAATTTTCCAATTTTTTTGAAATATTTTAAAAGATCTACAAATATGTCTTCTCCAAATTTTGAAATAACATAAAGTTTATCTTTATTAATTGTGTTAGTTAACGCTACTCTGTTTACATTGTAACCGCCGAATACTATTTTTAGATTTGTAAATTCTTTTGTTATTGCATTAAGTACATTTACTACATGTGTTGGCAGAGAGTTGACGGTCCATGCATTTATTAAAAATGTAGTACTAATAGCCAAGACTTCAGTATTGTGATTGATAAATTTTCTAGTACACAAATATAGTTGTACTTCGGTCATGTGTAAAATGTGATCAATTACTTGAGTTGTGTACCCAGCTTTTCGAGTGTAGTGTGCAATTTTATATGAACCGAGTGTTCTATATAATCCTGCGATTTCTTTATAAGGTCCTGGATTCCAAAATACTACATCTTTTTTAGATTTCATTTTACATTATCCTTGGTCGGAGTACAAGGATTCGAACCTTGGACCCCCTGGTCCCAAACCAGGTGCGCTACCAGACTGCGCTACACTCCGAATATTCTTTAACTAATTCTTTTCAAATACTCTCTATCAATTTTTCCGTTTTGAATTTCAAGCAATGCTAACACATTTGAATATATATGTTCTTTGCTTTCACTGCGCTTGTGCTGTCGGGAAAGTTCTCGACTTCTAATAGCAGCAATTAATACTAGATCAAATCGATTGCCACCAACTTGGGACACACATTGTTCAGTATCTATTTCTGTACCACGACTTAAAATTTTAGATTTCATATTTGCCTTTTGTAAAAACTGGAGCGGGATAACAGAATCGAACTGTCAGCATTAGCTTGGAAGGCTAAGGTATTACCACTATACGAATCCCGCACTTTATAGGTGCTCTCTGCGGCGCTTGAATCCACGGTAGCCCTTCTCTTCATGGCCGGTCCTTGCTTCGGTCGACATTGGCAAGTTTCTCGGTGTTCCATTGTAGCTACTCAGAAAGCATGTATAAAGTGTCTAGCTACTCACACCACATGAGCCCTAGACTGAGCAGTTACTCTGTCCATAACATTTATTCTTCTGGAGTAGGTTGTTAATCCTCACCCTAGGCAGTTTTCAGTATCCCTTAAATAGGGACTGTAAGGTCAGGTCCTAGTGTACCCCCTGTTCTATCGTTTCAGGGACGCTATTTCTTTAACGTAGAAATAGTAAGACGGGGTATGGTGCCCCCACCATGACTTGAACACGGGACCTGCCGCTTACAAGGCGGCTGCTCTACCACTGAGCTATAAGGGCAATAACTTTCTAACTGTATGTATTATATAGTCTTAATACACACTTGTCAACATATTTGGTGGAGGATAACGGGATCGAACCGTTGACCTATAGCTTGCAAAGCTACCGCTCTCCCAGCTGAGCTAATCCCCCGAATAAAATTCTTTTAGCATCTTCAAAGTACATAACACCAGGATTAGTTACCCTAAGAGTTAATACCATTCTTTCATTTACGGCTGTACTATTATCAAAATCATGAAATATATCAGTATTAAATAGAATTATCTCTCCTTGCTGTGCTATCATTGATTTTGCAGGAGAGTGATTTGTTTTAATGAAACCTTGCGCTTCTCTTGATCTACCACCTAGACAATCTATTGGATAATTTTTTAAATCGTCATCACTATACCAACTGGTGACACAGTTGTCGTCTAAAATTTTAACTGTATAATTTATACTAAATCTATGATTTGGACCATCCTTGTGCGGTCTGTAGTAAAATCCAGGTTGAGTAACAAACAACGATACCCTACTAGTATCAAACTTAAACAAGTCACTCATATGTGTATTATCTAAGATTTGAGTAGCTTGCTCTAATGGATATTTGTAGTGTGTAAAACTAGTTTGAAACAATCTGCCTTCTATGAATTTTAAACAATCATATACAACGTTGTTCATACCTTCGTGTGTAAATCGAATATAGTATGGACTGCAATCTTCTATTATACTAAATTTCATTTTGACAGATTATTATTAGACTGTTCTTGCATTTTTCTACGCTGTTCTTCTACGCCTTGAGCATATTTAAACGCTTCGTCTTCTGCTACCGCATCATCGAGCACACTGGGATCCGGTTTAAAAATATTATCCCATCTAGTACCAAACTCTTTTTGAGTTACACTAAACGGTCTTGGACTACTTCCTTTTCCACCATCACTCATAATATCTCCTTTAACTGGCTCCCCAGCGTGGGCTCGAACCACGGACCAATTGATTAACAGTCAACTACTCTACCACTGAGCTACAAGGGAATACAAACTTGGCGGAACGACTGAGACTCGAACTCAGAACCCGGATTACGCCGAGCGACAGATTAGCAATCTGCTCTAATACCATTATAGGACCGTTCCTTATATACTATGTAGCTGGGAGGCTTCGAACCTCCATGGAATCCTGGATTATATCCCGACCCGTCCCCTGACCTATGCTATGAGCATAGCGGGAGCTTTGCCTATTTGCTCACAGCTACATAGTAATTATACAATCTAACT